AGAGCTGTTGATATTGTAGGTACTACTAGAGGTACTATTGCTGAAATAAATAGACCTAGAGTATTAACGTATGCTCAACTAAGTGCTAAACTTAAGGAAGATAATAATAGAGAAGCAAGTGGTATTAACACTGGATTAGCTATTAACGGTGATTTTAGAAGAGATATTATAGGATATAAAGGTCCTAAAACCGAAGGGTATGCAGGTAGATCTGGAGAAGGTTATAGAGCAAATAAGAAAGGAACTGGTAATCCTGGTTCAAAAATTATTAAGAGAGAGACTTATAATACCGTTGGTGATAAAAATAATGATTTAGGAGTAGATAAAATAAATGCTTTAGACGTAGGAGCTTCAAATGCTGGAGATAATACTGATATGATTAAATGTATTATTACAGCAATGGAAGTACAACCTGATAACTCTAATAAATCAATACCAATGGTATTTAGAGCTTTTCTTACAAACTTTCAAGATAACTATAGTGCAAATTATCAAGATTATCAGTATATCGGTAGAGGAGAAAAGTTCTATACGTACAACTCGGCAGAGAGAAAAGTAAACTTCGACTTAACTATAGCAGCTCAATCTAGAGCTGAAATGAAACCTCTTTATAGAAAGTTAAATTATTTAGTATCTCAAACCTATCCAGCTTATGCAGGATTTGGTACAGGAGGAGGTTCCGGATTTATGAGAGCTCCGTTAGTTCAAATAACTATTGGAGATTATATTTACGAACAACCTGGATTTATAAACAATATAAATTTAACTATAGTAGAAAATAGTCCTTGGGAAGTTGCTTTAGATCCTCTAGGTATAGATAAAGATATCTATCAACTACCTCACGCTATTAAAGCAAGTATGCAATTTACTCCAATACACAACTTCTTACCAAGAAGATCTTTTGATGCTAAGAACATTACACCGTTCGTTACACCTAATACTGGTCAAAAAGCTAACTTATTCGAAATATAATGGCAAATAGATACTTAGACATACAACTTTTATCAGGCAGTGCTCCTACAGATCCTCGTTATTATAGAAACGCACTCTATCCAGAAGTTGAACCTTCTGTAGATGATACTTATATTATAACTACGTCTGATGACAGACTAGATTTACTAGCTTACGATTTCTATTCTGATCCTAGTTTGTGGTGGGTTATTGCAGTAGCAAATAACTTATCAGGAAGTTCAATGTACGTTAAGAATGGAATACAAATTAGAATACCAAGCAATGTACAAGATATACTTAGCAAATTTGTTCAGATAAATAAAGTTAGATAAAGTAGTTATGGGAAATAATCCTTATAATCTTATTGGTAATCCACTTGAACAGAGCGTAATAGATCAAGTTAAAAGAAGAGCTTCTTTACAAGGAGTAGATGAGTTACAATCTGAAGCTAGTATAATCTTTAAATCTAGAAAGAATGCTTTTGCTAAATTAACTTCTTTCGTAGAAGTAAAAGATGATGAACTAGCTAAAGTGTTAGGAGATGGAGGGATCGAGTTAGCAAAAAAATGGACTCTTTTTAATGGAATTTACGCAGGTAACGGAAAAGATTATAGTATATTAGGTAATAAATCTTACGGTCAAGGAGGTATTACAGAGCTAGGAGTCAGACCAATGCCAGGTATAAAATCTATAAACATTACTCCGGCAGGTACTGCAGGTTCAGTACGAATTGCTAAAATAGAACTTAACTGTCACAATCTAAATCAGTTAGATATAATAGACGTACTGTACCTTAGGTTAGGTTTTGATATGTTATTAGAATGGGGACATACTACTTATGCAGATAATAACGGAGGTATTCAAATAGCAAAATTTCCTATAGATATTTTCTCTAACGATTACAACAAAGAGGAACTCTATATAGAGATGAATAAGAGAAGAAGAGAGAGTTTTGGTAACTATGACGCTATGTTAGGTAGAGTAAGTAATTATTCTTGGGCAATGGATAAGGGAGGAAGTTATACTTGTACCTTAACTTTAACTGGAATAGGAGCTATAATAGAATCTTTAAAGGTTAATGGTACTGATGGAACTCCTATAGTAACAGGTGTACCAACAGTTCCTTCTCAACAATCAGGAGAAGAAACTAAAAAAAGCGAACAGAGTAATACCACTGATGCTCAAACTACCGCTAATAACTTTAGTTCAGCTTTATCTTCGGCTTTAATGCTATGGAAACAACAAGCTTTATTAGGAAAAAACTTTTCTGATTTTAATAGTTACGTTGGATATGCTTGTAATGCAGGATTAGGGTTATGGAGAAATCCAACTGAAGATTTTAAATATGGTTATAATTCTGCTTACATGGCAGGTAGAACTGACGTAACTATACCTCAAGTATCTTTTGAAAAATTAGGAACTTACTATTATCCAGATTTTGAAGTAGTAGCTAATAACGAAGTAACTACTACAGAATTAGTTTATATACCTTTAGGTTTACTTCTTGCCTATATGAATAGTAACTGTACTATGTACAATACCGGCAAAGGAGAAAAAAAACCTTTAGTTTATATAGACTTTAATCCAGATACTAACTTTTGCTTTACTTTTCCAGCTCAATGTTCAGTTGATCCTACGGTTTGTTTATTAGATTTTAGAGCAAATTCTGAAAGAATAAAAGAAATGTATACTAAAAGGAGTATCGATGTAGCTAAAATTACTCCTGAACTATTTGGTCCTGATATGAACGTTATTGCTACTGATATGGATAGTAAGAAATCCCAAATGGGATCCTATATCGATGATACAGTTCAAGATTTTACTAGAGGTAAAATAATGAATATTTTAGTATCTATAGACTATATACTTCTTACTTTGCAGAATATGTCAATGTCTGATAAAGATGGAATAGTTTATCTTTCAGGGTTTTTAGATAATCTTCTTTCAGGTATCGCTAAAGCTACGGGTAATATTAATAAATTTAAAGTTGGTTATGATGATGATTCTAACGTAATGAGAATTTACGACGAACAGTTAGTTAACAGAGGAGAGAATACAGAGTACCCTACTTTTCCTATTTACGGATTAGGTACAGTAGTCCACAGTTTAAATTTTTCTACCGATGTAAGTAATAAGTTAGCTTCAGCTATTGCTACTACCGCAGCTGCAGGAGAGAGAAATCCAGTACAACCAGGACAGGATGTTTCTGCTTTTACTGCTTTAAATAGTAAACTAGAAAACAGAATAATGCCGTTTAAAACGGTAACACCTTCAGGTAAAGGCGTAGTAACTGCTACTCCGGAAAATTTACTTCCTTTAGCTATCAGTCTTAACCAGCATATGATTAATATCTACAGTACTAAGAAGTTTAATATTTTAGATATTCAGAACGTATCAAATTTTTATTCTGAAACTTGTGGTACGTTGAAGTCTAATATTAAATCAACTAATACAGGATTTACGGTGGAAAGTGACAGCGTTACTGCTAGAGGTATTCTTCCGTTGAAGATTGATTTTACGATGGACGGGATAAGTACAATGAAGTTAAGAGAAGGATTTGTAATACCTGCAGATAGGTTACCTTCTCAATATAAAAACGGAAGCGTAGTTAAGGTAGGTTTCGTTATAAGTAAATTAGATCACGAAATTAGTAATAATAGATGGTTTACCAAGGTAGCCGCGCAAATGGTTAATATACCAAAACAAAATACTTTAAATTCAGGTTATACTATATCTCAAAAAGCAAGACAGTTAGCAGGATCAGCAGCTGGATCCAGAGCTTTAGGAAGTGCTCCTATAACTACTGCTACTCCTCCAACTAGCGTATCAAAATTAGGATTTATATGGCCTCTTAACATTCCTTATACTTTTGCAGACTTTTTAGGAAGAGCTGGTAGTAAAACTAAAGGAGTAGCAGGTAATCCTAATGGTCACAAGGGATACGATATAACGGGTCCTAACGGAAGTAATAAGAATATCACTCTCAGTAGTAAAGTAGGTAGTAAAGGTACTAACGGAGATATTATCTACGCTATTGCAGATAGTACTGTAAAGATTGCCTGTGGTCCTTGCGACCCTCAAGGGTATGGAGGGTACGTAGTTTTATCTCATAATATAGAAGGTAAAGTTTACGAGTCAGTATACGGACACCTACCTCCTGGTGGTATACAAGTAAAAGCTGGCCAAAAAATAAAACAAGGAACACCTATTGGATATATGGGTACTGAAGGTAGGTCTTCGGGATTCCATTTACACTTTGAACTATACGAAGGAGAGTGGAAGACTGGAAAAGTATGTGATCCAGGAGATTTCTTACCTATGTTCGTATCAGATGGAGGAGCAGTACCTGGAAACGAAGCAAAAGTAGGTACTAGATATGGATCAAAATAATAACAGATTAAGAATATGAAATACTATCCTTTAAGTAGAGTAATAACTGGATTAATATCAACAGGGGATTCTCTCTACCTAGACGGAAAACCTTATAGAGGTCCTTATTATCAAACTTATGATAACAAGTATTTTACTGGAAACGACCCGGTAACTGGACAGTCTAAACTTTTAACGGTTATAAGACCTTCAGCAGGAGCGAACGATACTACTGAATTTCCTGTAGCAACGGGATATACTATAGCAAATACTGATACTGCTAACGAGTATAATACTCTAAAAAATGTAAGCCTACCAGAAATAGAATCTTTTACAACTATAAGATCTTTCTTCCCTCAACCAACTCCTTCTGATTATCAAAGAGGATCTATTACTAGATACTTTGCTAAAAGAAGAAATCAAGATGGATTTATAGTAGAAGTAAGTAAAGATGTTTTTAATTCACTTAAACTACCAGGAAGCGAATATAATTACGAAATGCATGTAGCAACGGACTTATTCTGGCAAATATCAGGACCTTTAACAGATTCAGTTAATACTAAAACGGGAGTTAGAACTGCTGGTATTATAGATACGAACAAAAGATTAGTTGAAAGCAGAAACGTATTTTTTAAAGGATTAGTAGAGTTTATTGGAGGTAAGTACGATAAGTTTGCAAAACCTACTAGGTAGAGTTGGATCTCTAGATGTAATAGATTATATTATAAAAATGAAGGTTACACATGGCTTATTTCATAATTGAAACAAGAGAGCAGCTCTCACAACTTTTTCCTGAAGAGAATGCATACATAGAAGTAATAGTAGGTAATAATAATTATCATCCTAAACTAAATACTCCTATAGCAATATACTACCGAACTCAAGAGAAGGGCTATATACTACCTTTGAGTCACTCTGAAACTTTTAGCCTAGATTTCAACCTTATAAAAACTTTTTTAGGATTACACAAATCTCTCTATTGCTATGATAGAAAGTTTACAAGTTACTTTTTGGATACCAAAAATGTTTGGGATATAAGTACAATTATAATGAACAGGGATAATAAAATTCCTGAGTTTGATATTGAACCTCAAATATACAAAGAGTTTTATAGAAAACATTATCAAAGAACAGATCTAAATAGGATTATACCGATAGTTAAATTATATGAAAGGTCAGAGATCTTCTATAACCTGTTAAAAGGATACATAGGGGACACATATTCCGATACCCAAAACAAAATGATTGATGTTTACAAAGCAGTAGAAGAACAAGGCTTAGCTATAGATGAAAAGCTATTCAACAAATATTTTGAATTTAACAGTTCTTTATTTTCGTTCAAAGATGGTAAGGTTTATTCTTCTTATAATCTAAACAATCTAACAGCTAGACCTACAAATGCTTTCAATAGTATAAACTTTCTCGCAATAAATAAAGAAGATAAATCTAGAAGTGCATTTATTCCTACAAATAGTATGTTGATTGAGTTGGATTTTGAAGCATACCATCTTAGATTGATTGCAAATTTACTTGGTGAGTACGCTGACTCTGAGGAAAGTATACATACTCTACTTGCAAGAGAATACTTTAAGAAAGAAGACATTACGGAAGAAGAGTATAAGGAAGCAAAAGAGCTTAGTTTTAGACTAATCTATGGAGGTATTTCGGAGGATTATATAAGTATACCCTTTTTTAAGAAGATCGTTCAGATGCAAAGATTTTTATGGGATTCATATACTAATAACGATGGAATTTACTTACCAACTGGAAGATGGTTAAGAAAAAATAACGATTTATACCCTCAAAAACTATTTAATTATTACATACAAAACCTCGAAACCAACAGCAACACTAGCCTATTACTCAGCATTTTAGACGTGTTAAATGAAGTAAAGAGTAAGGTAATATTGGTTGTTTACGACTCTTTACTTATAGATTTTGATGTAAAAGATGGCAAAGAACCCATCTTAAAAATTAAAGAACTAATTAAGAATCACAAATTAACAGCCAAGTTTAAATACGGCAAGGACTACAATTCTCTACAAAACCAGACATATTTATAATGGAACACATTGAGTTACAGGAATATTACACAATTGAACAGATTTTGAATAAGTTATTTGCCACATTTTCTTCGAAAGATAAATTAGAAGAAACGTTACAAACTATTAAAGATACTTATAGTATTCTTTACGGAAAGATCTTTGTTCTCGAATCACCAGATACGGAAGAGGTACTTTGTACTTATAATATAGATCCAATAAATTCTTCTTCTAGAATTCTACCAAATACTATTCTCTTACACAGAAAAAAAGAGACTAACACTTTATATACTATTAATGCTCTTAACCTTTTAATTAAGGAACTAAATGAAGGAGTAGTAGATTCAAGCTATAAGGTTAATTGGCTAGACTTTAAAAACACGGTTTTATTAACGCAAGGTGCTGACTTGAGAAAGCTGCAAACTAAAATATTTAAAATTATAGCAGCCTAAAGTTGGAAACGATCAGCTTTTGATTTATATTAAAGAAAGAAAAAATAATAAGTTATGGATTTACAAGCAATCAAAGCAAAGCTAAATGCATTGCAAGCTAAGCCAGGTGTCAATCAACGTAAGGATTTGACTGAAACAATGTGGAGACCAACTACAGGTAAGTACACAATCCGTATTGTACCTTCGGCTTTCGACAAAACATCTCCGTTTAAAGAGTTGTTTATTCACTATGGTATTGGAAATGCCAAAGTAATGATTTCTCCTATTAATTTTGGAGAGAAAGACCCTATTGTTGACTTTGCAAATGAGTTAAAAAAAGGTCCATATGATAGAGATAATTGGGCTCTATCTAAAAAACTTCAACCTAAAATGAGAGTCTTTGCACCAGTAATTGTACGTGGTGAAGAAAACAAAGGCGTTCGTTTGTGGGAATTTGGTAAAGAAGTTTACATGGAATTATTGGCAATTGCAGAAGATGAAGACGTACAAGATTACACAGATCCTGTAAATGGACGTGATTTGACTGTAGAAAAGTTGGATGCAGCTGCAGCAGGTAATTCTTTTGGTAAAACAAACATTCGTGTTAAAACCAAAACCACATCACTATCCGAAGATGCAAATCAAGTAAAGACTTGGTTAACAACTCAACCAAATCCAGCAGATCAATTTAAACGTTTTGATTATGACACTATGAAAACTCGTTTAGTTGAGTTCTTGGATCCAGAAGCTGCTCAAGAGCCTGCAGCTGCAGTTGAACCTGAAGTATCGGAATCAACTACAGAAGCTCCTAAAGCAAACTACACTTTAGAGGCTAAGCCTAAGAAGTCAGTAGACGATGAGTTTGATGCACTATTCAGTTAATCTTAAAATTAAAATATGGCAAAAGGTAAATCACTAAATGCTGCAGTCGCAGCCGCAGTGAAGGGAGATTTTAATCTTGAAAAATTCAAGAAAAGTAAGAACTTATCTGCTACTTCGGTAAAGTTTAAATCTCAAGAGTGGATTCCTTTATCGAGTGCATTTCAAGAAACATTATCAATTCCAGGTATTCCTAAAGGTCATATTACTATTCTAAGAGGACACAGTGATACAGGTAAAACAACAGCTTTATTAGAAGCTGCTGTTAATGCTCAGAACATGGGCATATTACCTGTATTCATTGTAACTGAAATGAAGTGGAGTTGGGAACATGCTCGTATGATGGGACTACAGTTTGAGGAAGTATGTGATGAAAATGGAGAGGTAGTTGATTATAAAGGATTCTTTTTATTTAGAGATAGAGAAACTTTGAACAGTATTGAAGATGTAGGTGCTTTTATGGCAGATATTTTAGATGAACAAAAGAGAGGCAACCTACCCTACGAATTATGCTTCTTCTGGGATTCAGTGGGATCTATTCCATGTGAGCTATCAATAACATCTAATAAGAATAACAATGAGTGGAATGCAGGTGCAATGTCAAAGACATTTGGTAACTTTATTAATCAGAAGATTGTTCTATCAAGAAAAGAAAGCCAGCCTTACACAAATACATTTGTAGCAATCAATAAAGTTTGGGTAGCAAAGCCTGAATCTATTATGGGTCAACCTAAGTTAAAGAACAAAGGTGGTGATACAATGTTCTTCGATGCTTCGTTGGTAATTACATTTGGTAATGTTACGAACTCTGGAACTAATAAGATTAAAGCTACTAAGAATGGTAAGGATGTAGAGTTTGCTAAGAGAACTAAAATTAGTTGCGATAAAAACCACGTTACTGGAATTACCACCACGAATAAGGTAATTATGACAGTTCACGGATTTATTTTAGATACCACAAATGATCTAAATAAGTATAAAAAAGATCACTCAGGTGAGTGGTTAAAGGTTCTTGGATCTACAGACTTTGATGTAGTAGAAGAAACGGAAGAGGATAATCGAGATATTTTTGATGCCTCCGAAGAGTAAAATATTGATATTACAAAAAATAAAGGTTTATGACACGTATTAATATCGGTATTCCTCCTAAAACTCTTACAGATAAACATTTGATGGCTGAGCATAGAGAGATGAAGCGTATTCCAAATGTAGTAGGAAAAGGTAAATATAATCTTAAAAACGTACCTGCTCAGTTTACTTTAGGTAAGGGGCACGTTAGCTTTTTCTATGACAAGCTAGGATATTTAAAAGAGCGTTATATTGATGTGTATACTGAATGTAAGGCTCGAGGATTTAATGTACAAAGTTATCTTAGTTCGTGGGACAACGTTCCAGCTCATCTAATGAATGGTTATGTACCAACACAAAGAGATATTGATATTGTGGCAGAGCGAATTAAAGAAAGATTAGCTAATCCATTAGCTAAACAAAAAAAAGAGAGTGGACAAACTATTTAATGACATTATAAGTAAATTAAAGCAAGCTAAGCAAGAGGAGCTCTATCGTAATGATAGAGTTCTTATTATTGATGCACTAAATACTTTTCTAAGAAGTTTTGTAGTAGTTCATCAACTAAATCCTCAAGGTAACCATATTGGTGGTATGGTAGGTTTTTTAAAGTCCTTAGGACATGCAATAGAGTTAACAAACCCTACAAGAGTTATATTAGTTTTTGACGGAGAAGGTGGATCTACAAATAAAAGAAACCTATACCCAGAGTATAAAGCAAACAGACGTCTAAAAAAGATTACTAACTGGGATGCTTTTGATGATCAAGAAGAGGAGTCGGAAGCAATCACAACTCAGATCGTACGATTAATCCAGTATTTAAAATGTCTACCAGTTGATATTATTGTGGAAGATAAAATTGAGGCAGACGATGTTATTGGATATATTGCAAAGGTTTTACGTAAGGAGGTTTTTATAATGTCTTCGGATAAAGATTATATTCAGCTTGTTAGTGATAAAGTAACAGTTTATTCTCCTACTAAGAAAAAATTTTATAATCCTGAAACAGTTCAAAAGGAGTTTGGTATTTTACCAATAAACTACCTTACACAAAAAATACTTTTAGGTGATAATGGAGATGATGTACCAGGTGTACATGGATTAGGAGAAAAAACTATGCTTAAATTATTTCCTATGCTAAAAGAAGATAGGCAAGTTCGACTTATTGAGGTTTTAGATCACTGTAGAAGAAATTTAGATAGCAGTAAAATGTATGGAAAGATTGCAAACTTCTCCTACCAACTTGAAATAAATCAAAAATTAATGGATTTACACGATCCAAACATTCCTGAGGATTCTATTCAAGCAATTAAAGAAACGCTTGTAAATCCAAAAGAAACAATGGATAAGAAGAAATTTCTCAGGATGTATGAGGATGACACCTTGCAAAATGCAATTCCTAATGCCGAGCTCTGGCTTTTTAATAAGTTTGAGAAGTTGAAACATTACAAAGTTGCAAAATAGATTAAAATAGATTATATTAAATAAAGGAGAGGTTATATGGGAACATTATCGAGTTTATCACAATATGGTATGAGTTTTCAAATTAAAGTTTTGAACTCACTACTAAAACATAAAGAATTTTTAACAAACATATACGACGTTGTAGATCCAGAGCATTTTGATAACCCAGCACATAAATGGATACTAGAAGAGGTCTTACAATATTATGCAAAATACCATACTACTCCTTCTTTGGATTATCTATCAGCAGAAGTAAAAAAAATACCTAACGAAGTACTTAAAGTCTCTATTATAGAGCAGTTAAAAGAAGCTTATAAGGTAATTAACGATGATAGAGAATATATTGAGCAAGAGTTTTCTAATTTTTGTCGTAACCAGCAGCTAAAGAACGCTATTTTTAAATCTATTGAATTATTGGAGAAGGGAGATTATGAAAATATTAGAGGTTTAATTGATAGAGCTTCTAAAGCAGGCCAAGATAAAAACTTGGGACATGAATATGTTAAAGATGTAGAAAGTCGTTATAGAGTAGAAGAGAGAGGCTGTGTACCAACAGGATGGACTATAATTGATGGATTACTTGCAGGAGGTTTAGGCAAAGGAGACCTTGGTTTGGTATTTGGTAATCCTGGAGGTGGTAAATCTTGGATGTTGATATCTCTAGGAGCAGAAGCCGTAAGACTTGGTTACAACGTACTTCACTATACATTAGAGTTATCAGAAGTTTATGTAGGAAGAAGATATGATGCTAACTTTATTCAAGCAAGTATGGAACAGGCAGCCGGTAGAAGGGATGAGGTAGAAGATACAATCAAGACTCTACAGGGCAAACTTATCGTAAAAGAGTATACTCCAGGTAAAGCTTCAATATCTACAATTGAAGGGCATATTCAAAAATGTAGAGATTTAGGCTTTCATCCAGATCTTATTATTATAGATTACGTTGATTTACTTAAATCTGGCAGGAAAGCTGCAGATAGAAAGGAAGAAATTGATGATGTTTATACAGCAACAAAGGGATTAGCAAGAGAATTTAATCTACCTGTATGGACGGTTTCTCAGGTAAATAGAATGGGGGCTAAGGATGATATTATTGAAGCTGATAAAGCAGCAGGTAGCTATGGTAAGATAATGGTTGCAGATTTTGCTATATCTCTTTCAAGGAAGAGACAAGATAAGGTAGATGGAACTGGTAGGGTTCATATTATGAAAAATAGATATGGAATGGATGGAATGACGTATGGAGCCAAGATCGATACAAATGTTGGTAAGATTGAAATAGCTTCAACCGAGTTAGATGATACTAATATGTATATAAGTGATCCTAATAACCCAATACGACCTACTGGTAGTCAATCATTTACATCTTTTAGTAACAATGAGAGAGCAGCTTTGGGTAAAAAATACTTCGAATTAACAAGAAAAATTGGTTAAAATTGAGAAAAACTAGTATTTATTATTACAATCGAGGAATCATGAGTATATTATCAATTTATGAAGCTAAAAAAGCAGCTGTTAGCAAATTTAAAGTTGCTAAGACTTATCTACAGAAGTTGACAGCGTCTAAGGTACAATCAAACCTATTGGGACAAGCTACAGAAGCTGAGACATTAAAAATGTCTAGCATAGTTGGTAAAGACTCAGATTTCAACCGCGATAAAATCACCAAATACCTAAGCTAAATTAAAAAAGGTTTTGTACGTAAACTGCTGAGAAATCAGCGGTAATGCTATTTCTATTTTTAAATTTTATAACCAAAAAACAATGGACATCTCGCAAAAAATTTTATCAGACATTACTGTGCACATGAAATATGGCAAATACGTTCCTGAATTACAAAGAAGGGAAACGTGGACAGAGTTAGTAGACAGAAATAAATCAATGCATTTAAAAAAGTTTCCTAATTTAGCTGATGAAATTGAGACGGCCTATAAGTTTGTATATGATAAAAAGGCCCTGCCTTCAATGAGGTCTATGCAATTTGCAGGTAAGCCTATTGAAATCAGTCCTAATAGAATATACAACTGTGCTTATCTACCTATTGATGATTGGAGAGCATTTGGAGAAACCATGTTCCTTTTGCTAGGCGGAACAGGGGTAGGATTTTCAGTACAAAAACATCACGTAGAAGAATTACCAGAAATTAGAAAACCAGATCCAAAAAAGACAAGACGTTTTTTAGTTGGTGATTCAATTGAGGGATGGGCTGATGCTGTTAAAGTATTAGTTAGATCTTATTTTGAAGGTGGATCAACTCCCGCATTTGATTTTTCTGACATTAGACCCAAAGGTGCTAGACTTGTAACTTCAGGTGGAAAAGCTCCAGGACCTCAGCCATTAAAAGAATGTTTAGTAAAGTTAGAAGGAATTTTATCAAGTAAACAAGATCGTGATAAATTATCTCCTATTGAAGTACATGATATGATCTGTCACATTGCAGATGCAGTATTAGCAGGTGGTATTAGAAGAGCAGCTTTAATTAGTTTATTTAGTGCAGATGATAATGAGATGATATCAGCTAAGTCAGGTGCTTGGTGGGAGTTAAACCCTCAAAGAGGAAGAGCTAATAACTCAGCAGTACTATTGAGAAATAAAGTAACAAAGGAATTTTTCATAGATCTCTGGAAGAGGATTGAAGCTTCTCATGCAGGAGAGCCAGGAATCTACTTTAATAATGATAAAGATTGGGGAACTAATCCTTGTTGTGAAATTGCATTAAGACCTTTTCAATTCTGTAACCTCTGTGAAGTAAACGTCTCAGATGTTGTAGATCAAGAAGATTTGAATGCAAGAGTTAAAGCAGCATCCTTTATTGGAACACTACAGGCTTCCTATACAGACTTCCATTATTTAAGACCAGTATGGAAGCGTACAACAGAAAAAGAAGCTTTAATTGGAGTAGGTATGACCGGTATTGGTTCTGGTAAAGCACAGAAGTTAGATTTAAAAGCAGCTGCTCAAGTAGTAAAAGAAGAAAATGAAAGAGTAGCAAAGTTGTTAGGTATTAACTCAGCAGCAAGATGCACTGCAATCAAACCTTCAGGAACTTCTTCTTTAACTTTAGGTACAAGCTCAGGTATACATGCTTGGCATAACGACTATTATATTCGTAGAATCAGAGTTGGTAAAAACGAAGCAATATACTCCTACTTAGCAATTTATCATCCAGAACTTCTTGAAGACGATGCTTATAGACCTCACGATACAGCAATCATCTCAGCTCCACAAAAAGCTCCAGAAGGATCTATTCTTAGAACCGAATCTGCATTAGAATTACTAGAAAGAGTAAAATACTTCTATCAAAACTGGATTAAACCAGGACATAGAACAGGGCAAAACACTCACAATATTTCAGCAACTGTTTCTATAAAAGACGATGAGTGGGAAATGGTAGGAGAGTGGATGTGGGATAATAGAAAGTTCTATAATGGTTTATCGGTATTACCATACTCAGAACATACCTACACTCAAGCACCTTTTTCAGACTGCACCAAGGAGGAGTATGAAGAAAAAGTGACTCACCTACATAATATTGACTTATCAAAAGTTATAGAGTTAGCAGACAACACAGATTTAAAAGGTGAAGTTGCCTGTGCAGGAGGAGCGTGTGAAATAGTATAACATGGCTAAAGAGTTCATAAACGGAATTCATTATTATATAGAAGATACAAAAGTAGTATTTAAGGAGCAGTGGCATTTAGACAGAGGTTACTGTTGTGGTAACAAATGTCGCCACTGTCCCTATACTCCCAAACATAAGGAGGGAACTACAGAAGTTGGAAGCAAAAATAAAAAACAAGATATTAAATAAATAAGTTAAGTTATGGCAAAATTTATTTCGAGTAAGTTATTTGACGGTTATAGTACTATCTTTAGACAATGGAAAGCAGAGGGTACTCACTGTAAGTATATTCACGGATATGGTATCTCCTTTAGAGTTTATTTTGAAGGAGATTTAGATGAGAGAAACTGGGTATGGGATTTCGGAGGTATGAAAAGATCTCAAGGTAAGATTGATGGAAAGAGTCCTAAAGAGTGGATGGATTATATGTTCGATCACACTTGCTTAGTAGCAGAAGATGATCCAGGTATTAGTGGATTTAAAACTATGGATTCTTTAGGAGTTATTCAATTAAGACTTTTGCCTAATGTAGGCGCAGAGAAATTTGCAGAGTTCCTATATAGTAAACTAAATCCTTTAGTAGTAGAAGAAACTAATGGAAGAGTTAAAATAATTAAAGTAGAGTTTTTCGAAAATGAAAGAAACTCTGCTACGTATATTCCCTAATAAATAAAAAAACACGGAGGAAACTATGAAGTGTATAAAAGCAGTAAAGGAAACCAAGCACTACAAACTTGGAGAAATTAGAAGAACTGATAATCAAGATGCTGAGGATAAAGTAAATAGCGGAGTGTTTCAGTACATTGGCAAGGAAGAATGGAAAAAAGAAGTTAGAGATCTAGTAAGACCAGAACCAAAGAAAGAAAAGACGGTAGAGGAAGATCTTACAATTGCAGAGAAACAACTTAAGAGAAAGAAAAAATCTAAGTAATGCACGAGTTATTTCACATACTTGGTCTATGTGGTGAAAAACACCCAAGTTTAATTATACTCTTATCAGAATGGCCGAGTATTCGTATTTTGATTGATTATATTAAAATTTTGATTGATTATATTAAAACAAAATTATGAGCTACTCGAGATGGTCAAGTAGTAGGTGGTATACCTTTTGGAGTTCTACTTGGAGTACTGATATGCAATATAAATTTCCTACAAATAAGTTGAGACGCAGTCAAGTGTTTGAAATCTGTGACATGCCAAGTTACTGTATAACCTACGGTGACTTGGTAGACAGATCTCGTTCGTCAGTATTACGTGAAGTAGAGGAACTTTTTGCAAAAGATTTTACCTATACACCATCAGAGTATAACGAAGAAAGTGGAAAGTTAGAATATAAAGAAACTGAAATACTCCCAGGTAAAAAACCTACTTGGGAAGAGTTGAACGAATTACAAGATTACTTTAGCAGTTTTCTAAATGATGTTGATGAACACTTTAAGACTTGGAACTTTTTTAAGTATGAATGGTTGTATCCTATTAGAAATAAGATTATATTCAGGTATAAAAAATTAAAACAAAAATATGTCAAAGATAGACCCTAATAAACTATTAATATCAAGTGACTTCTACTCTGTCCAAGGTGAAGGTATTTCGTCTGGAATACCTTCCTATTTTGTTAGATTAGGTATTTGTAACCTAACTTGCGGTATGAGCCGTAAGTATGCTAATGCCTTAGAGAAAGCAAAATTATTAGAAGACGGAGAAATATTCGTAGGTGATCTTCACGCAGAAGGTAAAGCAACTTGGACTTGCGATAGTACTTCTCAATGGTTGTGGAGAGGTGAAGATAGAGATTTTCAGTATCTAATCGATAGATGGAAAGAGCAAGGAGTTTACGAAGATATTAAGAACGGTGATATTCATATTATTTGGACTGGTGGTGAACCTACAATTAAAGGACACCAAGAAGCAATCTATAATTTCTTAACTTATTGGTACGAGCAAGATGCTTCGATTACGCCTTATAATGAAATAGAAACTAACGGTACTGTTTATATTGAAGATAATTTGTTTAAGGAATTGAATCAAATTAACTGCTCACCTAAACTAGCTAATTCAGGTATGACTAAAAAGCAACGGTTTATTGAACCTGCTCTTAGACGTATTATGGAACACAGTAATTATCAATTTAAGTTTGTTATCAGTACAGAAGATGATATTAAGGAGATTTTTGAAGACTTTGTAAAACCTTTAGATATTCCTTTGAAGAATATCGTCTGTATGCCTGGTTTAGATGATGTTGAAGATTTTGAAGAGCGTACTCAATTCTGTTTAGAAATGGCTAAAAAGTATCGTTTCCGTGGTTTAACTAGATTGCATATTGCAGCTTGGAATAAAACATTAAACGTATAACATGAGCGGAAGTATAAAATTATACACATTCTCTATAGAAGGAATGGAAGGTATTGTTAATATAGTAGCATATAATATTACAGATGCTGAAGATACTCTTAAAGAATGGCTTGATCCTGGAGTGAAGATTAAACTGCTAAGTAAAGATAAAGTAACGTTAGGTAAACAATTTAGAGAAATAAATCAATATTAAATGTATAATATATGGAAATTAAAGACAACAAAAAACACATCGAATTTCTACTTGCTGAAATCGAAGTATTAAGATCAAGATTTGAACCTACTGATACTGGTCACCTTCGTACTGCAGTGAATGTATTAGAAGAAAGGGTAAAAGAAATAGTAAAAGAAATTTCAAATTCGCTATAATATGGAAGTACTAATTGGTTTAGGATTCGTAATGTTTGCATACTTTGCAGTAATCGGTTTTATAGACGTTTGGAAACAAACAGCAAAAATCAAAAATGAAGATGATATTACGTTAAATGAATCTACAAAAGAAAGATTAAGGAGTCTTGCTGGTATAAATCTCAAATCTACTAAATCTGTAGAAACTAAAGTAGAAGTACCTACTAAGTTAGATCAGAAGGTAGTTAACGAACTACTATCCGATAGTATTAGAGAATTGGATAACTTAGCACAAAATAAATCAAAATCAAAAGAAAAAATAAAAGCTAGAAAGAAAACTCTTGATATGCTTAAAGAAACTGAAGTTGATCCTGCTACTCGTGTAGTTAGTTCTAAAGATATTGCACTACTTGCAAAAAAAGCAAAAGAAATAAACAGTAAGTAGAATGACTACTAAGAAACTAATAGAACAGTATAGATATTGGAAATATACTTTTAAACCTGTAAATAATATGGGTAAGTGGTATCAGCAAGTTCAAGTAGATAAGTGGATGAGAAAGATTTATGATCGACAAGTAAAACTAGGTAAAATTAAAAAAAATGGTGGCAGATATGGAAATAAATGATGGACACTATTTAGAAGTTATGGATCGATTGCATATTATAATGGATAACATTGATGGGCATCTACTTCAACATCCTTTAGTAGAACAGAATCCAAAACTAGGTAAACTTATAGATAAGAGTATTGGGGATTTGTACAGAGCATATCAACTAGCAGGAGAACTATCTACAAAAAATAAAAGAAATGGAACAGCAGATTAAAAACCGAGACATTTTTGAAACTTGTATTTTGTGCGGAGAAATTACTGATGTACTAGTAGACTCACATATTGATTATAGAGTAGGATATATTGAAGGAGCAGGACAGTTATGTAGAAAATGTTACAGTAAAGGAACAGATAGAAGTTTAGTAGCAATCCCAGCGTACGAAGTTTATAATACTCCAAACAACTACGAATTAGGAGAGAAGGTGAGAAAGATTTATAACGATTCAAAAAATTAAAATGACAGTTCAAATTACACAAGAGTGGTTGTATGTAGCTATTATATTAGTTCTTATGGGTATTCAAGTATATCAACGAACAAAAATTAACAGACTCTACAAAGAGTCAGTAAGCCTATGGGAAAATATAAGTATTCTAACCATGACTGTTGCTAATAAGTTTACTGAGTTAGATACCAAGATTGGAGAATTAAAAGATCAAGTTGTATCTAACGTTAAAAAAGAAGATATTAAGCAATGAACACATACATTATAGTAAGACTGCAAGTTGAGGGTTTACATAACTTTCCTGCAGCAAGAGAAATCTTTCCAGAAGTAGGTTTCTTAGCAGATGGACATAGACATATTTTTCACATGGAAGTTAAGAAAGAAGTGTTTCACGATAACAGGGATGTGGAATTTATTATGTTTAAAAGAAATGTTATCAGCTATCTCAAAGATAGATATTATGATAGCTCTATTCGTTGTCATGACTTTGGTCCACTTAGTTGTGAAATGATTGCAAGAGAGCTTCTAGAAAATTTCGAGTGTAAATCTGTATCAGTATGGGAGGATCTAGAAAATGGTGCCATCGTCGAAGCCTAAAGTAATTTTAGTATTTGGAAGAATATGTAGTGGTAAGGGATCCTATATGACGGATGTTGAACGCATAGTCGTATCTGATATCATAAGGGCGGTCACTAAGTTCTCAAAAAGAACCGATCTGCAAAACACTCAGCATCTTGATACAGCTATTGCTGGTGAAATTATAATTCAAATAGCTCTTTCCGATGCTCCCACAGTTATAGTTGATGGTATTCGACAGATAAGCATTGTAAATAAGATATTAGAGCACTTTTCCGATATTGAAATGGTTTGGCTAGAAGTTCCCACTGAAGAAAGAAAGCGTAGGTATAGTGCCAGAAAAGATAGGAAAGATGATCAACCTTTTGAGATAGTTGATAATAAACCCATAGAGTTGGAATGCCAGAAGATTTACGAGATATTAAAAGACAGATTAAAAGTTATAAACAATTATTAAAATAAAAGACAGATTATGGAACTTTTGAAAAAAGCCAATGGGAATTTAGTAAGAACAGAAGAGGAAAAGCAAAAGATGGTAGAAGAAGCAACTGTACACTACGGTAACTTCTTAACTTCTTTAGGATTTGACTGGGCAGCTGATCCAAATTCAGCAGACACACCAAGACGTGTATCGAAAGCTTGGGTATATGATTTAATTAAAGGATCTAACAGCGAAGCACCAAGTGTTACAGCTTTTCCAAATGACGAGGGGTATACAGGTTTAATTTGCCAAACACGCATTCCAGTTGTTAGTTTATGCGCTCACCATAATTTAGGATTCACGGGCTTTTGCCACGTAGCCTATATTCCTGGTAAAGAAAAAAGTGGTATGGTAGTAGGATTGAGTAAGTTGAATCGTATTGTAGACTTTTACTCACGTAGACCTAATATTCAAGAATCCTTGACTAAACAAATACACGATGAAGTAGATAGATTATGTGTAGGTAACAGAGGTGTTGCTGTAGTAATCGAATCGCAGCATAATTGCGTTAAATGTCGTGGAATTAAACATGATAGTGTTATGAAAACATCTCAAATGTCAGGATATTTTTGGACTAATGAGGTAGGAACTCGCGCTGAGTTTTTTAATCTTATCGACCAAAGCAGAACTGCTTAGTTTTTGTAAAGCAGATAAATAATTACAAACAATTATAATGAAGAAAGTAAAATACGGCTATATTAGCCCTGTAAAGTACCAGCACCTCATTCCAGAGAGTGCTGACTTTCACTTAATTTTAGCTCACCTACTAGATAATCAAGAATATGTTGACTTTTATAAAGAGAAGATTAAACGAGGTGATCAAGTAATTTTAGATAATAGTGCTTTTGAATTTAAAAGAGCTCTATCAGCTACAGAAATTCTTGGCTTTATTGAACGTAGTGGTATACAACCAACTTATGTAGTAGCTCCTGATTATCCATTCTTAGACTGGAAAGAAACAATGGCTTCTACGTTGAGCTTTATTCAACAAGTAAAAGATCAACCGTACAAGATTATGGCTGTTCCTCAAAGTGTTAAAGGTGATGTTAAAGGATGGATGCAATGTTATCAAGGAATGTATGACAACCCGAATATTTCAATTATTGGCATGTCTATTCTTGGTATTCCTAATGCATTTTGCTCTTTAACAGGAACTGACGACATTGCATTTAATAGAGTTTATGCAACACAATATATTCTAGAAAATACAACAGTTAAACCAGGTAGAAAGTGGCACCACTATTTAGGCTTGGGAGGAGGTCCTAGAGAAATATTACTACAGAGAGGATTAGAGTTAATGGATAGTAATGATAGTTCATCTCCGATCTGGCATGGTTATTTAGGTATTAAATTTGATGATAGTTTATGGGGATTAAAAGATGGTAAGACAAAAAGAGAAGTAGATTTTAGTGTTCCATTTTTTAATAGCAGTGAAGAATCTATTAAGTTTAATATTGGTTACATAGAAAATCTTATTCTGAAATAATGAAAAAGAGGTTTATTACATGGAAGTATGTTGAAAAAGCTGTAAATGAACTAGCTAGTCAGATTACACAGAGTGGTTTAGAATTTGAGTGTGTACAGGGATTAGCAAGAGGTGGACTTATACCAGCTGTGCTTTTATCCCATAAACTAGGAATTCCTTACTGTAAGGATAATGGAGATTCTGCTTGCTACGGAAGTATGCTAGTAGTAGATGATATTTGTGATACAGGATATACATTAGAGGAGTTTAGTGAGTTTACAGAAGTTTACACAGCAACTATACACTATAAACCAACAGCCATTGTAAAACCTAATTTTTACTACGAAGAGATTAAAAATGAGTGGATTGTATACCCCTGGGAAGAAGAAACAGCAGAACCAGTACCAGACTATTTAAATCAGTAATATGCAACAAAAAGAATCAAAAACAAACTGGCATTTTAGAATAAGTATCTTGAAATCCTTATTGAGACTTGGTGCTTGTATAGCTTTGTGGGAAGGTGCTTACGGTACGGCAGCACTAGGATTTGCAGGAGCAGAGGTGTTGGGAATTGTGGAAGAATTGTAGATATTTATTATATATGATTATAGTTGATATAAGTAAATATAAATCTATAGAACAAGCTTTGAAAGTTTATAAAAATAAGCATTCAAAGATAGGGATAGTCCCAGAACTCCGTGATAGACAATACTTTACTAAAAAATCAGTAAAGAAGAGAGAAGAGTTGTTGAATGCCGTCTACAAAGAGAGAAAATATAAAAGGTAAGTATGAAGTTACAGAAATTCAACAAACTAAAAAATGAGTTCGAAATATTTAGTTTTGAGAGAAATTTTAATTCACTCAGCACGACTCTCTATTATTTTTCCTTTTTAGGGAATATATTCTCAATTTTATTTTCGTACTTCTTTATTAAAGACATAACAAACTCAATTCCAGTTTTATTTCAAGGACAGGATATTTTCTTTTCTATCTTTATTATCCTCTTTATGACAGGATACGAGTTGTTCAAGAGATTTTCTTTTGAGCAATTAATGTTTTCTTTTATCAGGGAAGGAAAAGCAAAAGTAAATAATATCTCAGGAGCAATTTTATGTATGGGATTAGTAGTAGGATCTTTTTACCTATCTTTGAATGGTGCTCACCGTTTGATAGATACTTCTGAAACTATAGAAATTAAAACTGATTCTCTATTTTCTACTAAAGCAGATTCTATAGCAAAGTATTACGATAAAGAAATAATCTTCTATAGAAGTCAAGTAGCAAGGACCAGAGTAGATAGAAAGTATCGTGACTCTATAGTTAACGAACTACAAATAGCAAAAGATAATAAAATAAAAGAAATAGAGAATAAAACAGATACTAAACTACAATCTCAGACTTCTAAAGTACAACAAAACAGTCAAGCCTTTGCTATAATGGTTTCTTTTCTAGAGTTTATTATTCTCTTAGGAGTAGGATTTGCAAGTTACTACAAGTATACTTCCTACTTAGAAATGAAGACTCTACTTACTACTCCTAAGTTTAAGCAATTAGACTTACATTTACAGTTGCTTAAACTTTACTATCAAAATGGTAGAAAGAAAGAAGGAGATCAAGTAATTGCAAAAACCAAGTTTTTTGCTCTAGCATCAGCAGCTAAGTTAGGATGCACACAGAGAGAATTGAATAACTTTATAGCTTTGTGCTCTGAGTTGGAGATAGCAGTTGGAGACAAACGTAAAAAATCTTATAATATAGGGTACGAAAAAGCTTATCAATTAATAGAAAATAGAGATTAGTTATGTTAAATGCAGAACAAATAGAAGGATACGGACTATTGAAGTTAAAGGAATCTAAAGGTAAAAAAGCTCAAGTAGGTTATGACTTAAGCCTAAAAGCAGTAAACAAAATTGGACATGTTGGTAAAATCCTTAAAGATAAAACCCAACTAGCAGCTTACGAACCTATTGAAAAGATTCAACTAGATGGATACAGAGGATGGCTACTATATCCAGGTGCTTACGATATTACTTTTTGGGAAGGATGTAAAATACCAGCTAACTTAGTTGGTTTAATCAGACAAAGATCTTCCATGTTAAGAAATGGCACAGTTTTACATTCGTCAGTATTTGATCCTGGCTTTGAAACAGAATATATGGGAACTGTAATGGTTGTAAATGAAACTATATTTATAGAAGAAGATGCTCGCGTAGCACAAATATACTTTCACACCTGTGAAGAAGTGCTTGAAGGAAATTTATATAATGGCCAGTTTCAACATGATCGTCAGAGACTTGGATAGACGGTGGCAGGACTTTTTAAAATTCAGAAGTGCAAAGCGAGAAGAGGTTAGAAAGAAAATATCAGAAAGCATGAAATTGCGATGGCAAGATCCTAACTACAGCAGAAATAAGCAAAGAAGTGAACAAGGAATTTAAAAAAGACGATTATCAAGAAGGACAAGAGTCGCAAGGCTTAGGGGATTCTATAGCTAAAGTAACTCACTTTTTTCGTATCAATAAAGTTGCAGAAGCAGTTGCGAAGATGGCAGGAGCAGAAGGATGTGGCTGTAAAGAAAGAAGGGAGTTTCTAAATCAACTATTTCCGTATAAAGATACAGTAAGAAAGTTTAAAGTTCTGAGAGAGGTTAATTTAAATAGAGACGAAAACGGAGTACCTCAAAAGACCTACAGAGAAGGGGATATAATAGAAATTAAAAGAGGACACGAACTTTTTTCTGGCGTAATTGAATTACAAAAAGAAGGTGGAGTGGTTGAGATCGATTAGTTTTTTTAACATATTATAGTATGATCCAAAAAAAGTATTATACTGTAACTGATAAAGAAACTATAAAGTTGCTTATTCAACATATTGAGGAATCCGAAGAGATAGCCTACGATACTGAAACTGACAGCTTAAATGTCAGAAAAGGTAATATCGTAGGTTTTTCTGTATCTGGGGATGTGGGTATTGGTTTTTACATGCCTATAATGGTTTTTAACCCAGTAAAAAACGAGTTAGAAGAAATTATGATAGAAGGCATGGGTGCACATAGAATAGCTAAAAATATCCTATCTAAATTAAAAGGAAAGCGTATTATTTGTCACAACGCTTCTTTTGACTTGAGATTTACTAGAAACTACTACGGAATAGATTTGGTTAATGATCTTTATATAGATACTGCTTTACTAGTTCACACGGTTCAAGAAGAAGGTGCTTTGGGGTTTGGTAATCCCTTTGGTTTAAAATCAATTGCCCAGATGGTTCAAAAAGAGATTGGTTTAGATATAGAAAGTGCTGCTAACCAAGAACAGTTAGATCTTAAAGAGAGTATTAAAAGGAATGGTGGGTCGATCACAAAGGATAACTTTGAAATCTTTAAAGCAGATATTGAAATTTTAAGTAAGTATGCTGCTGCTGATACAGACCTTACTTTGAGGATATGTAGATTATTTTTGGATAAGTTAAAGAGCGAAGGATTAGAAAAATTCTTTTTTGAGGAGGAGGTTATGCCTATCTATAGAGAAGTTACTATACCTATGGAAGAGTTTGGTGTTAAGTTAGACTTAGAGCTAATTACCAAAACTAGAGATGAGATAGCAGTGGATATGGAGCACTATAAAAATGCTGCGTTAGACGAACTAATCAAAAAACCAGAAGTAAAAAAATGGGTTGTTGATAGAGCGCTAGAAACCTACCCTCCAAATAACAAAGGATCTTTTGCACAGAAGTTAATTGAGTTAACAAACCTATCAATGCCTAAATCTGCAAAAGGTAAATACTCCATAAACAAAAGTACTGTTAAGCTACTAGAAGAAGGACCACTTAAGGAGTTTTTTATAAATGGAGATTATAATATATTAGATACGATGCTTGTTGTCAAAACAAGTTTAGCACTGTGGAGGGAGGATAATGAAGGAAAAGATTTTAATATTCAATCAAAAGATCAATTAGGTAAGATTGCTTTTGATGCTTTAGGGTTAAAACCCATATCAGCTACATCAAAAGGCAAGCCACAATTTGATGATGATTTTATTGACTCTATTGCTGATAAACATCCTTGGGCAAAGAATTTACAAATCTATAATCGATTAACTAAAATTAAATCTGCTTACATTGATCGATTTTTAGAAAAGGAAGAGGATGGTAGATACTACTTCTACTTTAAACAGAACGGTACTGTATCAGGTAGATACGGTTCTGACTTGCAACAGTTACCTAAGCCAAAAGAGGAAGGAGAAGCAGATCCTATTGTAATTAAATATACAAACGTAGTAAGAGCTTTTTTAATTGCAGAAGAAGGAAGAACACTTATTGATTGTGATTATGAAAGTTTGGAACCTCACTGCTTTGCTTCTGTAAGTGGCGATGAAAGTTTACAGGAGATTTTTAATAAGAATTGGGATTTCTATTCAACAGTTGCAATTAAGACTGAGAGATTAGATGAAGACAAAGTAAACTATCCTAACGGAGTATCTGCAGATAAGAAATCTCCAGTGTTTCTCAAGAAATTAAACCCAGTAAAAAGACAAACAGCAAAGAGCTATGCATTAGGTATTGCCTATGGTATGTCAGGATATGCATTAGCAATGACATTAGGATGTAGTCAAAAAGAAGCAGATGCTTTAGTAGAAGGTTACTTATCAGGATTTCCTGGATTAAAAAATTGGAGAGAAAGTTCAAGACAGTTTACTAAAGAGAATGGTTATATTACAAATAAGGTAGGTAGAATTAGACATTTACCAAATGTTAAGAAACTATATGACTCGATGCAGGATGGTATACTAGATTGGAAAGTGAGAAGGGAGTTAGAACAGAAGTATGGCAAAGAAGCTGTTGAGAAGGCTTATAGAGATTATAGAAACGGTTTGAATAACTGTCTTAATTTTCAGTTACAGAGTCTAGCTGCTGCGGTAGTAAACAGAGCTGCAGTACAAATTAATAGAGAACTGAAGAGAAGGGGTATCGATGGTAGAGTTCAAGCTCAAGTGCATGACCAATTAGTAATAAATGTACCCGATGAGTATGTAGAAGAAGTAGCGACAATGGTAAAAGATAAGATGGAAAACACAACCAAGTTAGACGGAGTAACTTTAAAAGCTCCTCCAGCTTTAGCAAAAAACTTTCGCGATGGGCATTGATAAGAAAAAAATATCCGATTTAGTTGCTTACGATGAAGAAAGAGGTTATTACTCCAGGGAATTAACTTACGGTAGTAATATTGGTGCTCCTGCTATTCAACTAGAAGACGTTAAAGGATGGAAACAAAATCAAGCTAACGTAGCAAATAAACAATTCAAAAAGAAATACAAGGAGTTAAAAGAAGAGTTTAAGAAGTTAGTAGATGAAGTTAACTGGAACGAGATAGTATATTCTGCAACTTATAATTTTCAACCAATTATAGGAGCAGTTTATCACCTATACGTAAGAAAAGACAACACTATGTTTCTCTCTCTAATAGATCCAAGTAGTTGGAATCAAGATCATGTAGGATCTTTTGAACTAGATTCTACACAAAAATGGATAAAAGTAAAGTAGTTTTTTAAAAACTTATATATTTATTATTATAAAAAGAGATACAAGTAGGTCTCTAGTTACGAACAACAAAAAATATATTGTTAACCGCTTACCAAAAGGAAGCACAAACTAAAAAACTATGGGAATTAGTACTCCATTCTTTGTCGATTCATTCGACTTTCTATGGCGAGATTTACTCGCAGATCAAGCGATTTTCAGAGACGCAACAACAAAGACTCCACATCCTATTGACATTTATAAGACTGATGACGGTATTCAGTTAGAAGTCGCTGCAGTAGGTTTAGATTACGAAGATATAGATATCTTAGTAGAAGGAGAGCAATTACGTATTAAGTATCAAGCAAAACCAGAGGATAGAGCAGTAATGCTGAAAGGTATTAAGAAAGGTTCTTTTGATATTACCTGGAAAATTTCAAACAAGTTAGATTTAAACAAATTAACAGCGACCCTGAATAGAGGGTTGTTAACGTTACATATTCCAACTGCTGAAGGACAATTAGTAAGAAAAATTGAAATCCAAAATTCAGACAAACCAAAGTTGGAAAATAAGAAAAAATAAGTTATAATTAAAGAGACCTACTAAATTTCTGTTATGTTACCTTCATTGATTAAAGTCGCAGACGGATTGTACAAAGTTGTGAGAGTTATTAACTTTCAGGATAACTTAGATGTCCAAGCTTGGAAAGATTGGTTAGGAGCAACTCACTCTTTTAGAAAAGAGGATAAACTATACTTCGTAGAGGAAGTTCAAGTATTAGAATTTGAAGAAATAAAAATAATGTAGAATGAATGAAAAATTAATTCCGCTAAACGGGCATGTTATATTAAAGCCTGTAGAAGAAGGTGAAACAACTTATGGCAATATTGTATTACCTGATTTAGGAAAAGAAAAACCAGAAATGGGAGAAGTAGTTGCAGCAAGCGATACTTACAATTGGCATACTGGTGCTTACTATCCATCTCATTTAGAAGTTGGAGATAAAGTATTAATACCTAAATTAGGAGCAATGAAAATTACTATTGAAGGAGAAGATTATTATATAACAAAAGAAACTGAAGTATTAGCCAAAGTTAAGTAATTATGAGTACAAAATTAACATCAGGAGCAGAGTTAAAGAATAAACTCTTAGCAGGTATTAAACAATTAAATCAAGCAGTTAGTTCAACATTAGGTCCAGGAGGTAGAACAGTCTTAATCGAAGATAAAGTAAATGGAACTAAGGTAACCAAAGATGGTGTAACAGTAGCTAAAGCATTTCACGATCTATCAGATGAAATTGAGAATATCGGTGCACAGTTAGTAAAGCAAGTTAGTATCAAATCTGCAAACGAAGCAGGCGATGGTACAACTACTTCTACACTCCTTACAGCTACTATGGTTGAGGAAGGTTTAAAGTATATTACTCAAGGAGTTAATCCAGTAGAAGTGAAAAAATCTATGGATAAAATCTCTAAAGAAGTAATTAAGAATTTAAAAGAAGCAGCATTGGGTATTGATAGTGAGGAGCAAGTAAGACAGGTTGCTACTATTTCTGGTAATAATGACGAAGAGGTAGGGAACTTAATTGCAACAGCTATTGAGAAAGTAGGTAGAGATGGTATTATTTCTTTAGAAGAAAGTAAGACAGGGGAACAAAAACTAGAAGTAGTAGAAGGTTTACAATTTGATAGAGGTTATAAATCTCCTTATTTCGTTACAGATAACAACACGATGCAAGCAGTTCTAGAAGATCCTTACGTACTACTTTATGATGGTATGATAGCTTCAGCACAAGATTTATTACAGGTACTAACAAAAGCAAATACGGATAACAAATCCTTATTGATTGTAGCTCAAGAGTTTGGAGAAGAAGCATTAGCAGTATTGATTGTAAACAAAATGAGAGGTATTGTTAAAGTTGTAGCAGTAAAAGCACCAGACTACGGAGAGAGAAAAACTTTACTGATGGAAGATATGGCTATACTAACTGGCGGTCAATTATTATCAAAAGAGAAAGGTCATAAGTTAGATAAGTTAGCACCAAACGTTTTAGGTCAATATTTAGGTAATGCAAGAAGAGTAACCGTAGATAAGGATACTACTACTATTGTAGACGGTAAAGGAGATTCTGAAGTAATTGCAGCAAGAGCAGAAGAAATAAAGGACCATATTGAAAAAGCGACTACTCCATACGAGAAAGAGAAATTACAGGAAAGATTAGGAAAGTTAATTGGTGGGGTAGCAATTATTTCCGTAGGTGGTAATTCAGATGTAGAGATTAAAGAGAAGAAAGATAGAGTAGAAGATGCTTTATATGCAACCAAAGCTGCATTAGCAGAAGGAGTAGTTGAAGGTGGTGGTATTGCTTTGATTAAAGCATTTAATAAGTTAGGAGATTTTAATCCTGAAAAGTATAACTCTGTAGCATGGAACGTAATTAAAGCAGCATGCTATGCTCCTTTTCTAACTATTCAGAAGAATACAGGTACGGATAATCCCTATCCATTTCTATCTGAAACGCTAGCTTCTAAGTTAGATTTCGCTACGTTTGACGCAAAGATGGATAAAGTAGTAAATGCTAGAGAAGTAGGATTACTAGATCCAGTAAAAGTTACTAGGTTAGCATTAGAGAATTCAGTATCTGTTGCAGGAACTATCTTAACTACAGAATCGGTTATCTTTGATAAAAAAGATAAAAAAACTGAAGAACCTTCTCAAGAAATGTTTTAATCAGTTGGAACCAATAATGAATCCTACGATATTAGAGTAATGCCACTAACTAAAAACGATAGGTTATTTATAGATTTTGTCAAAAGCCAATGTAGATACTACGGTATTAAGTATGATCTAAGGCCTACTCAATCCGTTGTAGTTGGACCTAATCAAAAGTCTGCTGGATACTTTGACGAAGCAAATAGAATATTGGTGGTGGCGATGAAGAGGAGAGACTCACTAGGTATATTAGTTCACGAGTATTGTCACTTAACTCAATGGGCAGAGCAGGCTGACGTTTGGATGGAAGGAGCTGATTCTTATGAGAAGATGAATAACTGGCTAGATGGAAAAAACTACGACGATATTGAGGAGCATATAGCCAAAGCAAGGGATATAGAGTTGGATAACGAGAAGAGAACTGTGAAGATGATAAAAGACTATGGTTTAGGAATTGATCACAGAGCATATACTAAAAAAGCAAATGCCTACATTCAATTCTTTAATTACATACCAAGTACTAGAAAATGGTGTAAACCTTCAAATAGTCCTTATAAGAACAGAAGGATTATAGCAGCAATGCCTGATAAGTTTAGTATGGATTATACTAAGATGTCTAAAAAATTATTCAATTTGTACAAAGAAGAAACTATATAATTATGTCAGTATTTTTAGTTTATTATTTAATTACGTTTCTCTACTGTATGATAATGTCAGCAAGAAAGTGGAACAAAGATGTTAAAGTAGGAGGATTAGGGATAACCCCTGGTTTAGATACATTAGCGATTATGATAATGTGTTGGGCACTAGCTCCGGTGGATATCTTCCTAACTTGGACAAGAGTATATAGAGAAGCAGAAGAGGTAAAAAGAAGACAAGAAAATCAGACTTCTTTTAAAAAGAAGAAAGAGGTTTTGAAAGACTAATATTGTAGTGTGGCGGAATAGAAGGTAGCACCTTCGTGGCAGACGTACCCTTTTGTCTAGAGGGTGGGGAGTACAAGATAGATAACTGATATGGGTTGACCACAAAGCATGCTTATTTGTCAGTTGTTGAATTGCCTCGTATTGGTTCGACTCCAATCACTACAGCCTGAACACAGTGAAGTCTACTGCCTCGGTGGTGGAATTGGTAGACACGCAGGACTTAAAATCCTGTTCGCCGAAAAAGCGAGTGCGAGTTCGATTCTCGCCTGAGGCACTTAGATATTTATTATTAGTTCTTTAACATATGGGGAAAACTTGGAATTGATTGCTATGCGATTAATAATACCACAGGTAGAGATACGTACTAGATCTCTTTAAACTCTGTACAGACAATAAATGACGAAATGTCAACAATGACCTTCGACGACCTTTTGGCGTTCGTAGGCGCTGAAGAGTATGCATACGCAGCCTAGTAAGCAACGGGTGAGTAACCTAGGAACAGAACTACTCTGAGTATTCACGATCGACTCATTAAATAAGGACTGTGGATTATGGCATTCTTGCTTGAGCCATGTAATTAAGCAAGCGGTGGATCCGACCACGAAAGGTCAGCCCTTAGGGTGCAGAAGATTGTCTCTTCAGTACTAAACCTGTGAGACGTTGGTATTATGAATACTTAGTAAGACGTGGGTTCGAATCCCACTTTCTCCACCATTAACTTTTAGGAACGCTGGGGCTACGGATTCCGTCCTCTCACGTTTAAATAACTAAGGAAGGTGTCCTAAACTTTTTTATGAAGTATCACTTTATCTATAAGACAACTGATTTAGTTACTGGTAAGTACTATATTGGAATGCATTCTACTAACGATCTCAATGATGGTTATATGGGAAGTGGAAAGAGGATCTCTTATCTACTTAAAACTTACGAGAAGAGTAGGTTTTCCTTTGAAATCCTGCATTATCTTCCAAACCGTGAACTACTTGTTATGAAAGAGAAACAGGTTATTAATGAAGAGATAATTAAGGATCCTAAGTGTTTAAATATGAAGAAAGGAGGAGAAGGAGGATTTACTACTCAGGCAAAAATAAAAGCAAGAGTAAAACAATTAAAAAGAAGTTGGAAAGTTAAAAGAAAGGAACTATATTAGTGTATGCAACAACCTAAAAAATTATCAATTCCTCTTAGTCAGACTGAGGGAATTATTTGCGAAAAATGTCAGAACGAAGTATTCGTACCAGGATTTATTTTGAGAAAAGCTTCTAAGTTTTTAACTGGAGATCCTCAAGATTCGTTAGTACCTTTACAGGTATTTGCTTGTGCTTCTTGCGGACACGTAAATGAAGAGTTTCTTCCTATAGAACTAAAAGGAGATGTTGAGTAATGTTTTTAGATCAAAATTTAGAACAATGGTGGGATTAGTAATATTTGTAACAGCACTATCGCTATCTTTAATCTGGTTAAAGTCAGGTGGTATAGATTACATACAGAAACTAAATAAATAATATGAACGTTTTATACTTTACAGCAGACTGGTGTCAGCCTTGCAGAATGTTTAAACCTGTACTACAATCAGTAACCTCTAATCTTGGAATTCAGGTACAAATGATTAACGTAGACTCAAGTCCAGAATTAGTACAGAGATATTCAGTAACTAGTGTACCGACTTTAATTATTGAACAAGGAGGAATAATTACTTATAGGAGTACAGGAGCAATGTCTAAAACTCAACTAGAAAAAACTTTTGAGTCTATAGTTGGAAATTAATAAAGTCTCTTCTATATTGGGTTATAATAATTTTTAACTAAAAAAAGAAAAATGAAAAAAGCATTCGTAATTTTCGCATTGGCTACTTTAGTGGCTTGCGGTGGAGGTTCTTCTTCAGAAGCTCCAAAGGATTCAGTAGCAGCTCAAGTTGAATCAGCAGCAGTATCTGCAGTTGATTCTTCAGTTGCTCAAATCCCAGCTGATTCTTCAGCTAAGTAATCTTATATATTAAGGTTACAAAAATTAAAATTCCTTTCTTCATAAACCACCTTGGTTAGACTATTTATATAGGATAATCTACAAGCTTTATGAAGTTAGGAATTTTTTTATTTACTATACTGTTGAGTCTTAACGTTTTAGGACAACAAAAGATATATGTGAATAATGTAAATAACTTAATAAAGGTTGGGGTTTTAACAAATAACAAACAATTAAGTCTAGGTGTAAAAAACGTTTTAGAAGAAGCTCTTCAAGACAAGGGATATGAACTAGTTTCGGATAAGTGGGACGCTGAACTTCTCATTGACGTAGATATCGTCTATTTTGACTATGAGCAGACTAAGAGTAACTTATCGGTATTTCACAAGGATGAAAATGCCGTTATAGTGAAAATGAGAGGTGTTGTAACTAAGGACGGACAAATTGTAAAAGATGTTCTTGTTACAGACCAATCTAAAGAATTAGTTAGCTCTACAGGTATTGTTGCTTCAGATGGAAAGTTTAGCTCTACAATGGTTAGGAATGCAGTCAAAAAGACTTGCGTTCTAGTTGTGACTAAACTATTCTAATCCATGAAGAAATTATTTACTATTATTACGATACTCTTAGTATCTACAATCGCTAAATCTCAAATTATAGTTAACCTCAATTTCTGCTGGTTCTTATAAAGTAGGAGATACTGTAACGGTAACCTACTCTATAGATAAAGGTACTACTAAACCAAGATATTTCTGGTTAAGATATAAGTGGAATAATAAGGCTTTAACTTACGTTTCGACTACTTTTTCCCAAGGTAATTCCTCTCAGACTTACTATACAAGTTGGAACAATTATACCTTTAATCCAAATGCAAATAAACCAGATACTTCTCTATATGAACAGTATAAACTTACTCCTTGGAGTTATGTAGTAAATAACGATTGGAACGTAGGACAACTTTCAGTACAGAGAGTAGATCAATCTATAAACGGTACTATTGCTACTCAAAAATATATTGTGAAAGATCAAAATAGTTACGTAGATATTCATAAGTTAGATCTCTCTTATGCATTAGATAGTGCTACAGGAGGTAATATACCTTTTGTAAAAACAACTTCAGGACCAATCTCTTTATCAAACGTAACTGGAAATACTTCTTATTTTAAAGTAAGAGTTTTATTTCCTTCCAACTATACTATTACCGATCACAGAGTTCAGTTAATGAAATTAAAAACGGACGGTAGTGGCGAGATAGATTGGGCACAACAACCAGTAGGTAACTTAGCGTTAGATGCTAGTGGAGAAGCCTTATTTACAACTCAAGTTAAAGTAGGAGACAGTGTAGGAGTATTTATTACGCCTGCTTCTTCTAAACAATGGATGAATAACGTCATTACAGTATCGGATGCCTACAAAGCATTTTTAGGTTATTCTCAAACCGATATTGCAGGTACTGCTAACTTCTTTACTCGTCCAGTATTGGAAAAGAAAGTTGGTAACGTTAATAAAAATAGTATGACGTTTTCAGAAGCAGATTCCTATTATCTATTCGCTTATGTAATGGGACAGGATGTTTCAGCAAATGCGTTTATTCCTACTTCAACTGCACAGAGTTGGAGATGGTTTAGCGGTTTACTTAATCAGAAATGGTTAGACGGTACTCCAGTTAATAAAGTACAAATTACTACAGCACAACAAACAGCAGAAGCAGTATTTGCTTGGGCAGGAGATTTAGACTGGTCTCACTCTTCTCACCCTGATACAATTGCTGCAAGAATTCAAAGTGGTATATTCACAAATTCGAAGTTAAAACTTAGTGGTATAAACTCTGCAGCAGTTGGTTCAATGGCTTACTCTCCTGCAACTTTAGAGAGTGTATCTTTAGGAGTAACTTCTAAGTTAGAAGCAGGTAAAGTAATTTTATCTACAAACTTAACTAAAGAAGGTTTAGCTGGTTTGCAAGTTATTATGAACTACGATTCTACTAAATTAACTCTAGATAATGTAGTATTTGATGCAGGATCTACAGTTACAAACTTCTCTACTAAAGCAGATGGTAGATTAACTTTTGGATCAGTAGATCAGATTAAGACGGGTAGAATTAAAACGGGTACTCCTTATAAATTAATATTTACGCCTAAAGTTACACTAAGCAATACTGCCGGTTTATTCTTCTTTGTATTAGCTGATGCAGTAGATGCTAGTGGTAAGAAGGTAGAACTTGTAGTAGAATAATGAGAATATTAGTAACAATTCTATTATCTTTAGTAACGTGTTTCGGGTTTGGTCAGCAGGTTAATGCACCAGACCCAAAAGCGTTTACACAATCCACTAGCGGACAGGATGCAAGTGGATTTTCTCTAAGTGGATTCAATTCAACAGCAACACTTCTTTGTGCTATTGGTTTACCAACTGCACCAACCGGAACTACATTTTATTTTACAACTACAACGGGTGTAACCGCAGCAACCGGTTATACTATGAGTGGTAATAAAACTCGTTTAGCATTTACCGGCACTCAAGCTAATATCAATACGGTATTGGCATCAATGAAAGTAAACACACCAGCAACCGCAGGAACAATTCAAATATCAGTATCGGCAACTGTAAACCCAACTGGATATTTTTATAATCCTACAAATGGACACTTTTACAGACCAATATCATCGGGTACAACTTATTCTAATGCAAAATTATTATCATCTCAGCAAACATTCAAAGGACAGAATGGATATCTCGTAACAATTACTTCTGCAGATGAAGATAATTTCGTATTTAATAATGTTCCGCAATCAAGTATATGGTTTGCTTTAAGTGATGTTGCACAAGAAGGTTATTGGCGAATAGATGCAGGTCCTGAAAATGGAACTTTAATTAAAACATCAAACGGACAATTTGCTGGAAACATACAAGGACAATATAATAACTGGGCACCAGGTGAACCAAACAACGCTGGCAATGAAGATTATGCAGTAACAAAATGGAATGGTTCTCAATGGAATGATTTACCAAATCATGTTAGTTGTGCTTATGTAATTGAATTCGGAACTTGGACTAACCCTGATGACCAAACATTTACTGAATTTTATAACAATAGTACTTTACACAGTAATGGTGCAGATTTAAATTTGAAAGCACTATTCAATTTTAACTTTGGTAGTAATATAGATGAAACTAAATTCTCAGCAAATCTTTCCAAACGAAATTCTAGTACATCAAATTGGACCGGTGGTTCATTTGTAGCACTTAATGGATTGGGTAGAGTAACACTTACAAATCAATTGGATACTGCAAAAATATTAGGTTCATTCAAACAACATAAATTAGTTTTTAATAATTACGATTCAACTCAACTCAAAACACTTTACGGAAGTATTGTGACAGTATCGGATGTTTATTTGGCATTTAAGGAATTAGCAAATGGTGGAATATTTGGTAATCAAACTGGTAACGAATTTGGATATGGTATTCAGTTTGATAACGCAGATGTAAATGATGATGATGTTTTCAATGAAGCAGATTGTTTTGATTTGTTGCAAGATTTGACTGGAAAGAAACCTTTAGTATCTGAATACAATTTAGATAATACTATGAAAATTATTTTAGATACAACCTACGGACAAATAGGTAAATCTAATTGGGCATCTTTCCCATCGCATTTGGGTAATGATTGGGGATTTGCTTTACAAGATGGTAAAACAAATTACACTTACAATTTGGCAGTAACTTGGAAAGGAGATGTAAACCTTTCACATTCGGCAACCCCACCTTCAAACGGTATTACAAACGCATCTGCAAATTTTGCAGAAAAGGTTAAGACTGTTACAAATCTACCAACTGCTGAAGTAGTAAGTGAGTTATCTAACGATTCCGTATACGTTGATATAAGGTTTAATCCAGGAACTATTAACGTAGTAGGTACTCAATTTCAACTAAGTTATAATAACTCTATATTAGAGTTTAATAAAACTGAATATAAAGTAAGTGGAACACCTACTAACTACTCTGCTAATAAAGGAGATTATATAAATTTAGGATCTCTAAATACGGACGGTTCTCAAATAACTTCAGCAACTTACAGACTATTATTTAAAACTAAACAGAAGTTGAATAGTGTACTGGGTGCTTTAAGTATCGCTAGTTCAGAAGTAGTAGATAAGGATGGAAAGTCTTCAACTATAAAAATACAGTAGATGAAATGGATTAAGTTTATATTAATATGTTTAGTATTTTCTTGCAGAAAGATAGAAATACCTATACCTCCACCGGAGAGTAAAGATATATTCTCTAAGTCAGAAGTTACAGTAATTGATGGGCAAGATATTCAATTTGACTTAAAAACTGCCGGAAAATATACGTTAAGTCTATATGACTCAACTTCGCAGAATGTAATTATGAAAGAGAGATTTACGGGAGTAACCGGAACTAACGTGAAAAAGATATATATCAAATTGTTATCACAAAAAAGTTTATATTTATATCTGATAGATCAAGACAACAATCAAATAGCAAAAACTAAATTAATTTTAAACTAAAATGAAAAATCTATTATTCGTATTATTTGGAATAATGGTTATTGTAGGGTGTAGGAAAGAGATTGTAAATCCTCCGGTAATAGTTGAAGATAATCTTAAAATTACTAACTCAGTAGGTATCAAATTAGAATCTCCTTTCGTAACCTCAGAAGTAGCGATGAACGTAAAGATAGACTACGGACAGAACGTAACTGTAAAAATATTTGATATTGCGAATAAAGTAGTATCAAAAGAAACGATGTGGGTTAATAGTGGAAATAATATTTTGAAAGTATATACTTCAATACTCCCTTCCTCAGCCTATAGGATTGGATTATATGATAAGAATAACGTTCAATTAGGTATAACAGATTTTAATAAACTATAAAACAAGTAATATGTCAGAAGAACAAAAAGAAAGCGCAGGAACCTCTATTAAGAATATTCTTATTGGATTGGTTTCAACTATCACTTTAGGTGTAGGTGGTTGGGTTACTACTAAGCTCACAGGTGGAGATGATAAAGATACAGCTCCAGTACAACAGGTAGCTCCTATCGTTATCAACAACAACCAGACTCAACAACAAGCAGCAGGTGGAACGAAAACGGTAGTTATAAAAGAGAAAGCAGCAGAGTCTAAACCAGCAGCACCAGCTAAGAGAAAAGAAGGCGATGAGTTTAAAGAGAAACCAGCTCAATGGTAATACATGTCACAAGAACAGAAACAAGAATCAGGTTTTAAGGATCTACTAACTAGTATAATGTCTAAAAGGTGGTATATTACTGCCTTGGTATTAGGATCCTTTATGTTTATTATTGCAGGTATATTTGCAGCAATTGTTGCTAAAACTCCTGCGTCAGCAGAATGGAAAGAGTTACTACTTTTAATGTTAGGTGCCTTTATTGGTAGTTACGGTAAAATTATTGATTACTGGTTCAGCGACCAAGACAAGGATAAACTACTTGTAGCTAAAATGGATGAAGAGAATGATAGCCCTGAAGTATTAGCAGCTAAGATGGAAAGAGGAATATCTTCAGGAGATATGAAATTAGAAAAATATACTCCAACTCAGATTATTCCAGATGCGTTTGTTCAGGGAGCTCAAGCAGCAAGAGAGTTAGCAGTAGTAGAAAATAAACAGAACTACGACTTAACAAAAGACGAACAGGAACACAGACAACTTCTCGAAGCAGATGAGCAAGAGCATGAACAAGAAATGGCTAAATTAAAATTAGAACACGAACTAAAAGCACACAGATATTGTCAGCATCAATGGGGTGACTCAGATAACGATGGTGAGTTAGAATGTCAGAAGTGCGGGTTACTAAAAGACAGTTTAGATGATTCACATTAAAATTTTGTAAAATGAAACAGTTTTTTAAAAACTTATTTGACGACAGTAACTCAATTAACGAAAAATCAGTAGTTGGATTTGCTGCATTTGTTATTATGGTTGTATTTGCAGTATCTGATATTGTTACTGGATCTTTAGGAAAAGATTTAGTTATTAATGAGTTTATCTTTAACGCATTTATGTGGTTAGTATTAGGTTCATTTGGTATTGGATCTGTGGATAAGTGGATTAATAAGAAAGGTGAATAGTTGGAACATATTATAAAATTCACTACATTTAATAAAAAGTTATGAAAAATTGGAAAGAGAAGTTGTTAGATGTTTATGCTTACTTCTGTTTAGCTTGGGTAGCATTGGCATTAGCATTTCAAGTTACATTAATTTGTCTAGATTTTAAAGATCCCAAACTTGCTACAAAAGTTAGTAATGAGTTAATCTGGAAGTTAGACGATACGTTTAAAAAGTAAGTATGAAAAGAATTATATTATTGGCAGTAGTATTTCTAGCATTTGCTGTAGGTATCAAAGCTCAGACTATTGGTTCAACTAAAACGGAGAAGTATACAGCAAGCTTTGAAAAAGCTATCGATATCTCTGATTATCTAGAATACGATGGTAAACAAATTCCAGTTCAAATTTTAAAATGTGGTATTAGTGATGAGATGTATGAAATGTATCCTGAATTAAAAGAAAAAAGAATTGGTTTAGGTGTTGCTAATATTACAATGGAGTATCTCGAAAATCTAAATAGATTTAAGTTTACTGAAGATAAGACAGAGATTAAGAATAGGATGGTAAAACAGTTTCAAGCAAGTCAAGCAGGTATTTCGGAGAACAAGCTAGATGGTAGAGGTAAGATCAACTTAGCTGAATACTTTGTTACAGTAGAGTGTTACGATTACAGTGTGAGTGAAGATGAGACTATAAACTTAAAAGATGGTATTAAAGATAACTTAGTAACTCGTATTGGTTTACAGGTTAGATTTACAGATGCAGAGACTGGAGTAGTATTCGGTGCTTCCGGTTTAGGAGAGGCGACTACTAAAAGAGAATTAACTTTAATGAGTGATGCAACAGTAGATCCTATAAAATTTAATCAGTCTTCTATCTCTATTGCAACTAAGAAGGCTCTAGATATTGCTTGTGCAAGAATACTTAAAAGAATGGTGGATAAAAAAATATTTGAAAAATAATGGCAAACGCAAAACCAAAACCAAGACCAATGAGAAGTAGGAGGAGTGGAGTAAAGAAAATGAAATTAATAAAAAAGAACTTAGAGATTTTAAGTAAGTTTAAATGATAAAGTTAACTGAAATATTAAACGAAGTTGTAAACGATAAAGAATCCTTCACTGAGTTTTCAGAAAAGAGATTAAAAGGTGCAACTAAGATAGCAGATAATGCTAAAGAGAAGGGAGGACCTTCTATGTTAACTTATCACCACTTCGTAGTTAAACTTCCTTACTATAAGAAAGCCTCAGAAGGTAAGTTTGACTTAGACAAAGCAGAGTTGGAATATAAGGAGTTACTATCCAAATTATCTAAAGCAGGCAAAGACGTAGATTTAGGAATGACAGAATTCCAAAAGTTAGTTGGTAAGTTAGAAGTTTTAGGTGAATTGATTATTAAATCTAAATAAATAAAAGTATGAAAAAGCTACTATTGTTTTTATTATTAATTCCAACGTTAGCTTTTACTCAAGTTAGTAGTTGGAGAAGTAACCCACCTTCAAGAGTTCAAAGCGGACCTTCAATTCAAGGACAAAGAAGTGATATTAGTGGATGGAGGAATACGAGTCCAAGAGAATTTAATAGACCACAGCAAACCAGACCAGGTTCTAATATTGTAATATCCGATCCTTGGTTTTATGATAACTGGGGTTGGGGATGGGGTTGGAATAGATGGAATATGTGGGGTGCCCCAGCTTTTGGTTGGAGTTACTGGAACCCTTATTTTTACTATAACGATTGGGGTTATAGACAACCAGCCAGAATCTATGTTTATGAAGACGGTAGAAAAGATACTATAAAAGGAGTAAAACCAGTAATAAACTTCGGTTTATCTAAAACTAACGATGAACAAATAGGAGGATTCTTTGCTATAGGTAATAGGAGTTACTTTATAATGGACTTTGTTACTACCTACGAAAAAGATAACTCTACTTTCTTCCCTTACGGTACTATAACTAAAGTAGACTTTCCTTTAATAAGTGATTTAAGAAAGAATGCTGCTATCTACTTAGGAGGCGGTAAAAGATTTGGTAGAACCGGTGTTCATGCTATGATAGGGTTTGGTAAAGAAATTATTAGATATAGAGGAAAGGATAAATTAGGAGAAATTACTTTTCCTAAGTATAACAGAGATTACTCAACTATTAAAGTAGGTGTACTACAAGACTTCAAAAACTTCACTCTTAAAGTAGATTCAGACCCTATTAGAAATTATTGGCAAGTGGGATTAGGATTAAATCTATAATGAAGAAATGGAGTATAGTTTTTCAAATAACGGTTCTTCTTTTAATAGCTATTTCGGCTAAAGGCCAGACCTATACTCAAACTTTCAAAGATAAATGTAGTGGTGAAATAAAAGTAGCCACTACTACTTACATTAACGGAAACGCAGTCGTATCCTTTTACAATCAAATCAAAACTTTCACACCCTTAGAAGTACAAACTGGAGTTATGCAAGCGTGGTTAACCGCGACTTACGTTTCATATAATTCAGCAGCATGTCCAGTAAACACACAAGTACAGCAATCAATAACAAACTCCGTAACTCAAGCAGCAACAACAGCAGCAAGCACAGCAGCATCGT